TGCCTGACAACGTGGTGCCGTTCGCACTGCCCAAGAAGCCTAAGATCCGCGAGAAGGAACCGATGCCAGACCAGCGCAAGCTGGCGGTCATCCCGATTCGAGCGCTGACTGATCGCGCCGTGACTGATGGGATGGTCAAGACGCTTGCCCTGATCTGCAGCTATTGCAACCGAGCTGGCGTGACTTGGGTTAGCCAGGCAAGGTTGGCCAAAGACGCTGGAGTCAGCCGACAGGCAGTGTCTAAGCACATCACCAAGCTGAAGGCGCAAGGCTACCTTGAGGTAGTGTCAAAGCACTGGCGAGGCGTTAGGCCAGACACCGTCAGAGTTATCTACGATGCAAGCATTGACCTTGAGACAGCCATCGCAGTCACCAGCAGGCATGAGGACACCAGACCACCGCACATTAAGGAAAAAGAGATGAAAGAGATGACACCAGATCCAGAAGGACTCAAACGCATCCAGGACATGATCAACGGAGTAATTAAGCCAGTTCAACAACCACCGAAGGAGTATCAAATGCCAAAGGGAGACACCGTAACCGTTGCCAAGATGAAAGAACAGATCGCCAAAAAGAAGCAATCACAGGCTTCCAATGCGCAACCTGAGGTTGCATATGGTGATGAAAAAGTAGGCACTAATGTGCAACCTATGTGTAAACCTGAGGTTGCACTAAACACAGAAAACATAAGTATAGATAAAGTATTAAGGTTATTTTTAAATAAAGGTTTTAATGTTTTAAGCAACCAAGAATCAATTCAACATATTGCAAATGAAACAACAGTTGCAGAACTGGAAACACTGATGGATAAGTTGTCAGAACGCTATGCAGCTGAAGGTTTGCCCTTGCCGACCGATGGCGCGATGCTGGCTAACGACCTGATCATGCTGCAATCGGATGAACTGACAGCGCGACATGGCATTTAAACGCGTTCTAAGGTGCCTACAAGGCGCGATCAGGGTGCGGGTAATAGGCAGACATGGGTACGCATGGAAAACGGCTCAGAAGGGCTGTAATCCAAAGTGTCCAAAGACCAAACGAACGTATGGTGTTTTGACGTGTCTGGAAGGCAGGGGGGGGTAACGACGTGTCTGCGTTGAAGCGATGCCAGCACGACCTGGCTGCAGGATCGATTGCGTTATCGATCTGGCATCATCCGTTGTCAAAAAGGCACCCTTTGCCCCCTCCCCCGTCATGAGCGCTAGCGGGTGTCCGTCACAATTTTTCCCCACTTTTTTGTCTGGTGGGTTTTTTGCAACAACTTAGGAGATTGATAATTATGGGATGGGAACATAAGCCAAACTTTGGCAGTGCGTTTATCAACAAGGAAAAGAAGGAGGACTGGCACGCTGCTTTCCGTGGTGACGTAATGTTGCCGGATGGCACGGTGCATTACCTTGACTTGAATCCTGCGACCACTAAGGCGGGTGAGCAGTACTTCAAGATCAAGATCGGCAAGGTGAAGTCGATTGGTGCGCCGCCGCTGTCTACGCACAACCAGGCCAAGGGTAATGGCTACCAGCCGCAGGCTGACGAAGAGATACCTTTCTGATGGCTGCAAAGAAACAATCCAACGTAGTACCGCCTCTGACCAACTGGGGTGGTACTCGCTCGATCCAGCGCCGGTTGGAGCGCTCAAACACCCTGATCCAGAACCGTGAGGCCGTGTCTTATGCCTTGCTGTGCATGGCCAACACCAAGATCACGGACATTATGACTTGGGATGAGGACGGCCAGGTCAAGGTTAAGGCTGCGCACCAGATCCCTGAACACGCCTTGCAGGCGATTAAGAAGGTATCGGTCAGAACCGACAAGGAAGGCAACAGTTTCTTGGACATCGAGCTGTACGATAAGGTGGGTGTCTTGCGGCTGCTGGCCAAGGCTTCTGGCCTGCTGGACAACCCTGACGAGAACGACAAGCCTAGCGTGATTGATGTCAACGTGGTCGCGCCAACGTCTGGCGAATAATGAGTCTTTGGAGGAAACGTGGCAAAAACGAAAGAGCAGTCCAGCAAGACGGTGTCGAGCGAGGGTTTGAGGTTCGACTTCAGCGAGAGCCCGGTAATCTACGACTTCTTCCAGAGCAACGCCTTCGTCCAGGGCGTGATGGGGCCGGTGGGTTCCGGCAAGAGCTACGGTTGCGCGGCAAAGATCTTCAAGAAGGCGATTCAACAGAAGCCAAGCCCGATTGACAACATCCGATATTCGCGCTGGGCGGTGGTGCGAAACAGCTACCCGATGCTGAAAACCACCACCATCAAGACCTGGCTCGACCTGTTCCCCGAATCGACCTTCGGGCCGATGATGCACACGCCACCAATCACCCACCATATCCGACTGCCAGCCCGCGGTGAGGCTGCCGGCATCGATATGGAAGTCATTTTCTTGGCGCTAGACCAGCCAAAAGACGTTAGAAAGCTGCTGTCGCTTGAGCTCACTGGTGCGTGGGTCAACGAAGCGCGAGAGCTGCCCAAGGCGGTGATTGATGGCCTAACCCACCGGGTTGGCCGCTACCCAACTAAGCGCGATGGCGGTGCTACATGGCACGGTATCTGGATGGATACCAACCCAACTGATGACGATCACTGGTGGCACAAGATGGCCGTCAAGGAAAAGATGACCGGCCAGTACGCTTGGAAGTTTTGGCAGCAGCCTGGTGGCGTGATCGAGGTCGACCCTGAACACCTGCCCGATAATCCCGAGGCTAACGACCATATATTCGCTGCCGGCAAGTGGTGGAAGGTCAACCCCAAGGCCGAGAACGTCAACAACCTGCCCGGCGGCTACTACCAACAGATGCTGCTGGGTAAGAACTTGGATTGGATCAAGTGCTACGCAGGCGGTCTGTACACCTACGTCCAAGAAGGCCGACCCGTTTGGCCTGAATATGATGATTCCACCATGTCAGGCGAAACCGAACTGTCGCTTGATGTGCCGATTCAGGTCGGGCTCGACTTCGGATTGACTCCAGCTGCCACCATTGGCCAGCGTCTACCCAATGGCCGCTGGGTAATCCACCACGAGATCGTAACCTTCGACATGGGTTTGGAGCGATTTGGTATGCAACTACTAGCCGAGCTCAATGCGCGATACCCGCAGCACCAGGTAATGATTTGGGGCGACCCCGCCGGCATGGCGCGTGATGCCATCTATGAGGTGACAGCGTTTGATTTCCTGCGCACACTGGGGCTAAAGGCTCAACCCACTGCCAGCAACGACTTCAAGGTGCGCCGAGAAGCCTCTGCAGCGCCCATGCAGCGCTTAATCGACGGCAAGCCAGGGCTGATCGTCAACCGCAACTGCAAGCTGCTGCGCAAGGCTTTGGCCGGTGGCTACCACTTTAAGCGCGTGGCGGTCGGCGCAGGGCAAGAGCGGTTCCGAGATGCGCCCAACAAGAACGAACACTCGCACATTGGCGACTCATTCGGGTATCTGATGCTTGGTGGTGGCGAATATAACCGCATGACAAGAGTTCACAGCCTGGGCGGCAAGGCACCCGGCCTGACGGTGGCGAAGATGGACTTCGATATTTTTGCATGAGGTATATCTGCAATATAGCTTTATGGTTGCAACCTTTTGAAAACCCAATAGAATCAATGTAATTCTGTAAATAGGGGGTAATCATGGCTATACCTTGGTTAGCTTTGGCAATTGCTGGCTCGACCGTTTATCAAGGAATCGAAGCAAACAAAGCACGTCGAGCCGCTGAACGCCAGCAAGCTGAAGCATTAAGGCAGCAAGCCGCTGATGCCGCTGCAATGCGCATGGAAATGTCGCGGCAGACTGCTGAGTACGCCAAGCAGGGTGCGTCGCTTGAGCAACAGGCACTAACTGCTAGAGAACAATTCCAGAAGCAGCAGCTCCAGTACCAAGAGAATAAGCTAGAGATGGAGAAGAAGGCCAAAGAAGTGCAGGCTGCAGCTGACGAGGAGCGTCGCAAGGCTGCAGCATCTGAAGCCTCTGCGACGAAAGCTCGCACCCGTGGTGGCCGCAGAGCGCTGCTGTCGCAAGAGCGTCTAACGCCAGAGCTTGGCATCACATCGGCTGAGTTTTCACCAGGGATGAGGCTGCAATAATGGCAGAGACACTCTATCAAAAGCGCACAAAGGTGCGCAGGATGTCAGACATTGAACGTCTTGCGCAGCAGTATTCAAAAAATATTGAGTCGATGACCGGCCAATATCAGCAGAGCTTTGCTGATTACCAGAAGATGGTCGCCGAGAAGATGGCAC